CCATGGTGGTGGGGGTCATGCTGGGACGGTAACGTTTGGGGATGTAACGGTGGAACAAACTATCCAGGTCAAGCCAATGCTGCATATTGGACTGGCTCTACTGGAGATTACTATAACTTTGGAGCGGTGTACATTCGATGAAAATCAATAAACTAATTATCACAAAGAACACAAAGGTTGTTGATTCAAACAATCTATTCACATACAAGTTTCAATGGTTGAACGACGGAGAGAACGTTGTCACTGAGATCAGAAAGATCGAGTCCGACGATATGATGCAACCAAAAGAAACGTATGATGTGGAAGATCTAAAAGAGCATAAGATCTCTTCTGGTTTTGAAATCACAGACTTAGCTGTAGAAACAATCACAATTTAAGGATTAGCATGTCTCTGATTCTAACTGGGTCTGGCACTATCACTAACGTTGTTGGTAGTAACGCTATTACTATTAGCACGTCTGATAACTCTACTACTCTACGCCAAGGCGTGGGTATGACCAGCACAAACCCAGCATATCGTTCAGTTGATATTAAGAGATTAAACCCAAGTGCTACTACTGGTTGGTACTGGTTAAACGTAGCAGGTAACGTTGCTCAATACTGGGTTGATATGGATTATGATGGTGGTGGTTGGGTTCTAGTTGCAACACATCCAGGCGGTGTTGCTATTCCAGGTCTAACTCACACACAGACAGATGGATACCAGCATAATGGTTCTTCTGGATTCGTTCGTGGTTCTGGTACTCCATACGCTTATGCTACTTTTGTTGGTCTTTCTGCGTGGGAAGGTATTGTCGCACAGAACGGTCTTCAGCGCACTTGCGTATTCTTTACTGCTGGTTCTCAGGTTGCTTTGGGTGCTACTGGTTCTCATCAACGAAGAAGCCGTTGGAACTGGGGTGGTTGGGGATCATCTTATGCTTGGTTGGGATACAACAACTTAATTAACGAAGTTGGTGGTACAACTCCAGGGATCTGGTCATATCACATTTCAGGTAACTATAACTTCATCACATATGAGAACGGTGGATGTGGTTCTAGTTATGCTAACGCTCCATTCTGGTATGGTGCATGTTGGGACGGTAACTTCTGGGGTGGTAATGGCGGTGGTTCATATGCCAACAACGTGTTCTGGACTGGTTCTGGTAGTGACTATTATAGCTACGGCGCAATGTACGTAAGGTAAGAACATGGCAATCATTTTCACAGGCACTGGCGGTAAAATTAACGCAACTCCAGCTAACCAAGGTAACGATGCTATCTCTATTGATACATCAAACTACGTCACAGTTAGAAACGAGTTCGATGGTAAAAGTCCAGAAACAGCAGCTTACTCTTCAAAAGAGATCAAGTACAATAACCCAAACGCTCAGAGCGGATGGTATTGGCTAAACCTAGACGGTTATGTGTCACAGTACTATATTGATATGGACTACGATGGTGGTGGTTGGGTTCTTGCTGGCGCACGACCATATAACACTCGTCTATATGATCCAAACTACGCAAGAACCGCTAAATCATTAGACTATACACATAGCGTTGGATATAACCCAATCGACGCTCAGTACGCAGATCCACATAACTGGGGTTACTGCTGCTGGTTGAGCCTCTCTGCTTGGGAAATTATCTGCCGCAATAATCAGCGCCACGGTGGACCGAAGCAGTGCGTCCTATACGTATCAGATCGTCCAAGAAGATTGGGTGAAATTTACAACCATTCTAAACGTAGTCGTTGGGAGTGGGATGGATGGTCACCTTCTTATGCATGGCGTGGTGCACGTAACCTTAAGAACGAGGTAGGTGCGTCAACTCCAGGTCTTTGGTCTTACCATATCGCCAACGGTTATTCTTGGACTACATACGATAACGACCAAGACGTTAACAGCAGCAACTGCGCATCAACATACGGTAATGGACCATTCTGGTATGGTGCATGTTGGGATGGTAACTTTTGGCCAGATGGTGGTGGTTACTCTCCATATGTAAACTGGGGTGGTGCTGGCAGTGATCAATACAACTTTGGTGCGATTTATATCCGATGAGTAAGAAAGAGTGCACTAAATTAGTCGTTCACTATTATAGTGAAGTAGACGCAGACAACCACTTCACTAACAAGTATGAGTGGTTCTATCCTAATGGGGATCTAATTTTCAGGGAAGTGCGTAAGATTCAACGTGGAGAAGATGGACAGCGAAAAGACACATTTGATATGGAAGAGAAGTTGTCCATGATCCAGAATTGCTGCCTTATCATTGATCGCAACAATTTCGAGATCCAAGAAATCCACCATTAATAAATAGTGTAATAACTTTAGAGAACTATTATGTCAGTTGCATCAAGAGAACAACTAAAACAATACGCACTACGTGCTCTGGGTTCACCAGTGCTCGAGATCAACGTTGACGATGCGCAACTAGAAGATCGCTTAGATGAAGCGATGGACTACTGGCACCTATACCACTATGAAGGTGTTGAGCAGATCTACATGAAAGCTAAGATCGACGCTTCTGTTCTAAACATCACCACAGAAACTGCTGGTACGTTCGTTAATTCAGAAATCGTTACTGGTCTAACTTCTGGTGCTAAAGCAGTTGTTACTACTGAGACCACTCGCCAGTCTAGTGGCACAACTATTCTAATCAAGAACGTAATTGGCACTTTCCTTCCAGACGAAACAATTGAAGGTAATCCAGGTCACACTGCAGTTCTAGCTTCTGTTAACCCATGCGTGCTTGGTGCATATGATAACAAGTACGTAGTCTGCCCTGACTACGTTTGGGGTGTTAATAAGGTTCTAGCTATCGGTCAGGCTTCTTCTTCAAAGAACATTTTCGACCTACAATACCAGCTACGTCTAAACGACTTGTACGACCTAACTGCTACAAGTCTAATCTATTACAAGACTGTTATGGGTCACCTAGCTATGCTAGACCTAGAACTAAACGGTCATACTCTATATCGTTTCAACCGTCTATCAAATCGTCTATACCTAGACATCAACTGGCAGACAGACGTTCTACTTGGCGACTACATTCTAGTACAAGCCTATCGTGCTATGGATCCTGCTTCGTTTAGCAAGATCTGGTCAGAGCCATGGTTGAAACACTACACAACTGCTCTATTCAAGAAGCAGTGGGCTACAAACATTAAGAAGTTCTCTGGTATCCAACTTCCAGGTGGTGTTACGCTAGATGGCGATAAGCTATACGATGAAGCTATGTCAGAGATCAAAGATCTAGAAGACGAGCTAATGAATAAGTCTGCTCCTCTAGACTTCTTCCTAGGATAATCAATGCCAATCAACCCGTACTTCACACAGGGTACTGCGACAGAACAGAACCTAATTGAAGACCTTATCATTGAATCTCTAAAGATTTACGGTAAGGATCTTTTCTACATTCCAAGAACGCTTGTGAGTGTGGATAACGTATTTGGTGAAGACCGTCTAAGCAAATTCCAGAACTCATATCCAATCGAGATGTACTTTGATAACATCGACTCGTTCGCTGGTCAAGGTGCTATGCTACAGAAGTTTGGTTTGATGATGGAACAGTCAGCTACATTGACAGTTGCACGTAAACGTTGGCAACAGCTTATCGGTAACAATGGAACTACTATCCTACCGAATCGTCCAGCTGAAGGTGACTTGCTATACTTCCCTCTAACAAAAGGTTTGTTCGAGATCAAGTTCGTGCAACACCAAGAACCATTCTATCAACTTGGTAAGCTATACGTTTACAAACTTCAAGTTGAACTATTCCAGTACGCTTCCGAGCGTTTGGATACTGGTATCCCAGAAGTGGATGCCTTCGAGAATCTGAAGTCATTCGATGTCACTATTAACCCAGAGGTTGAACCAGCATCGAATAATTTCGCTACCAACCAAACATTCAGAGATCAAGCAGAAGAAATTCTATTTGATTACAACAACCCATTCGGTGAAATATACAAACCTAATGGTCCAATTGGTTATTCTAGATCGTCTGACACAACAACTATCACAACAGATTCAACTACTATTAAAACCGATAGGACTCAATAATGGCTAAGCAAGTAATCAACCTTGGATCAATGGCTGACAATAAGTCAGGTGATCCACTACGCACAGCATTCACTAAAGTCAACCAAAACTTCGATGAGTTGTATGCTAGAGATGCTGGCGATTTTGACGGTTCATATAATAGCTTAACTGATAAGCCAACTATCCCTACAATTCCAGACATCCCGACTGACATTAATCAATTAACTGATACTGACGGATTACTTGGTCAAGGTGGTGGTGCAGCTAATACTGGCGATGTAACATTCAGCAATGTTCAGATTATCGGTAAAGCATTAGGTCAAATTGGAACACAGATTTTTATTGGCGCTGACCATAATGGTAATCAATCTGCTGTTAATGGTAATGGAGTTCAAGTTCCAGCAGACATTGAAGGTATTGATCAAGTTGCTGCTGGATGGACTATTTCATTAGCCACTGGTGTGACCATGCCTCTTATTGCTGCATACTATTGGCCAAATGGTAATTATTGGGTTCTTCAATGGGCAGATAACTACGCAACAGAAACAGCAGTATATCCATTAACAGTTCAAACCTCAGATTATCAAGAACCAAGAAACGCTGAACTAATTCTTAAAGCAGATGATGCGGATTGGGCAGCTGATTATGGCGTTAAAGTTTTCAACAGTATTGATAACGATACACACCTTGCTCCACTAACCCGTGAGAAAGGTATTGCGCTTGGCTTTGCTTATGGTCAAGGTTCACATATCCGTGTTGAAGGATCTAATGGTCAGGGTGGTGCCCCAAATTCTGGCGACAGAGTTGGTATTGTTGCCACTGACGGTGAACAGTCATCTGAATGGACATTCGAAAAAGATGGACGTATCTTAAAAGAAGGTAATAGTATTCTTGGCGATTTACAGTTTGATGGAAACAATATTATTCCTAAGACTGTCTATCCTACTGGCACCCAATATAGATTCGCAACGAACTACATCAATGATATTTTAGACATTGATGGTAGCACCCTACAACTTCCAGGCTCTGCTCCATTCCAGTGGATTGAAGTTGGTATGGTCATTGCTTTCGCTGATGATCAAACTACTCGCACAGTGACTGACGTTCGTTGGCAAGACGGTTACATCATGGTAGACTTTGATTCTCCAGTAACTCTAAGCCCAGCATATCCGCTAACAGTTTCTTCTCCAAACTACGATCCAGGTGTTCCACCGAAATTATACGTTGTTCTTGGCGCATCACAAGTTTGGTTTGATGAGAATGGTAACATCAACATTCCACCAAATGCTACTGTTCAAGATTACTACGGTAACAATAAACTAACAGGCGGTGGTTCTGGTATTAACGCCAACGTTGCGACTACTCTTGGTATAGTTGTTTACTGCCCAGCACAAAACCAAGTCTTCTTCCAAGGAGACGTAACTTCAGCACTACCAGCTGGACAACACTTCTTCTTCTCTAGCAGCCAAACTGAGTTTATTGTGGATAATTCCGTATCTGAATATGGAATGACTCTAGTTACCCTAACTACAGATATGGGATATTGGCCACAGGCTAATGACACAGCATTCTCTGTTGCACCGACCGCAGTCACAGCGATTCAAGGTGGCGCTGGAGTAAACTTATCTGTTACTGGTTCAACTGCGACAGTTAGCAAAGACACATCAGCAGCCGACAATGGTATTCTAAAAATTGCCCAGACTAATGGCGATTGGCACGAAGGTTCAGCAGACCCGCAAGTATTCAACCTTGCGGATTATAATTCTCCTGACTTGTTTGTTGTTTCACATAACGGCTCTTTAACAAATCTTCAAGTTGTTCTTCCACCAAACCCAGTGAATGGTAAACAGCATACTATTAAATATGCTAACCGTGGAGAAAACACCCAAACTCTAACAGTATTTGCTGATGATAAATCTATTGATGCTGGTGGTAATTCTATCGTTATAGATAAAAATAATGGTTTTGTTACAGTGGTTTGGGATGGTAGCTATGGTACTTGGTGGGTTATTGGTAAGGATATTATTTAATGTTTAACGGTAATGTATACTACCACGGTGTCATTAGAAAATGTATCGTTGGCTTCGGAAGAATGTTCAGCGACATCTATATTGATCGCCGACAAAGCGATTCTGTACAAGGAGATGTTGTCCAACGACTACACGTTCCTTTGGCTTATGCGCCTAAAGAAAAATGGTTGGTTCGTGTTCAACAAGATCCAACCCTAGAGAATCACACTCTGACGACTCTCCCAAGAATGTCGTTTGAAATTATTGCTTATACCTACGACTCGCTACGTAAGATCAATAGACTTCAGACAGTTAAGAGTTCAGGTGACTCTGACAGCGCTAACTATGTGCGCACCCCAGTCCCATACAACATGGATATGTCACTATACATTATCACAAAGACTCAAGAAGATGCCCTACAGATTCTTGAGCAGATCCTTCCATACTTCACTCCAGAATACACTCTGTCTCTAAAGGCAGTAGATGGTATGGATGTTGAGATGGACGTACCTGTTGTTCTAAACTCAATCATCGTTTCCGACGAATTCGAAGGCGACTTCCAGACTCGTCGTTTCGTTGTACACACAATCAACTTCCAGATG